AAAGTATCGTGTGTTATTATTGCAAGACCAACAAAATCTTATTCAATGTATTTACAGATGATAGGAAGGACTTTAAGGCCATATCCTAATAAAGAAGACACATTAATAATAGATCATAGCGGGTGTGTATATGAACATGGATTTCCCGAAGATGTACCTCAATGGACTTTAAAATCAACAAGCAAAAAAGAAAAAGAAAAGATTACAAAAGAGAAAGTTGAAAAACAACCTTTAACTTGTACTCAATGTCATGCAGTTTATAAACCTACTAGGGATGACGCAAGTTGCCCTCAATGTTCTCATGTTCCAACAAAAAAAGAAAGACAAGTTTTAATCCAAGAAGGCAGATTAGTTGAAATGCCTAAAATGAAACCGAACTCAAAAGACAAAGAGAATTTTTATGCCCAATTAATATTTTATGCAAAACAAAAGGGGTATAAAGAGGGGTGGGCTAGTTGGACTTTTAAAAGAAAGTACGGACACTTTCCACATAGTAAAAAAGTATTTCCTGTATCAACGGGAAAAGATGTCATTAAGTTTATTCAACATTGTAATATTCGCATGGCAAAATCAAAAAATGTTAGGGAGTTGGCAATATGAGTGAAGAAGTATTAGAACAGAAATTACAAAAAATTAGAGAAATAGGTCAAAACCATGCTAATGCTAAAGCAGAACTATCAAGATTAGAACATGGTAGAAAAATATTATTGGCAGTATTAATGAAAAAGTTTATGATTAATTCTAACACGGGCAAGTTAGATTCCGCAGTTGCCCAAGATCGTGAGGCAAGAGCAAGTGATGAATATAAAGCACATATTGATGAACTTGCAAAAGCAGTAAAGGAAGAGGCCAAATGGAATTGGGAAAAGAAACTTGTAGAAATGAATTTTGAAAAATGGAAAACAGAAACAATAAGTCAAATGAAAGAGTACAAAAATTATGGGAACAAAGTCTAAAATAAAAGATATTCCATTATATACTTATGATAAATATGAGTGTTGGTGGGAAGATCATGCGAGTGCTTGTGAGTGGAAGTCTATTAAAGACGCAGAAAAAGATAAGCCCGAAATTTGTTTTACTGAAGGTTATCTATTAAAAAAAGATAAAGATTGTCATATATTTGTCATGTCGTTTTCGGGGGATCAGATAGGTGAAGAAATGATTATAGCAAATAAAAATATATTAGCATTAAGGAAGATAGGGACTAAAATATTTTACGAAAAGGATTTTGTTTATGGCGAGTGGAAATAAAACAAAACATGAAAAAGAACACATGAATAGGATCGCAGAATTTGGGTGTATTATTTGTTATAAAATGGGTTTTCCTAAATCCCCGTGTCAATTACATCATATAAAAGATAAACGAGGACTTTCAAAAAAATCTTCAAATTATGAGGTGATTGGTTTATGCTACGAACATCATTTAGGCAAAACAGGTTATCACACTTCACCAAAAAAATTTACTGAAAAATGGGGATCACAAAAAGAATTGCTAGAATTGAATTTAAAATTAGCACAATGTTGCGGGGGAGAGATATGTCAATAGATTATGATAAGTTTAAAAAAGTATTTGGTGATGAGTTTGATCGTCAAAAAATAGATACTATGATTAATGTATCGGGACTAGAGGTTATTTCTAAATATGATGAGGAAATGATGAGGTCAAAGTTTAGTGCCTACGAGAATAATAGAATGAAAGATTTAATGACAGATAGAGAGAGAGAATTGTTTGTTGTCGTTAGGTCTATTGCCAATAAGGAAATAAATTTTTTACTTAATGCTATTTCAAAGCTATTAGTTAAAGATTAATTTCGGTTTGTTGTAAAGATTTTTTTAATAGTGAAAGTTGTAGGATCAAACTCTACTTTTGAACAACCTAGAAACAACAAGGCAATAAAACAAAAAACACATATTAGAATTATTCTAAAGTATCTAATTAAAGTTTTATGTCTTATCGCCTTGCCGTATATTATCATTTATTCGTCTTGTAAGATTTCAATTAAAACTCTTATCTTACCCCTTTCGTGCTTATGTATAGTGTCTTCATAACTTTCCGCTAATTGTACTATATCTTTTAATTGTATTCCGTCTTCATTGACTAAATGGGCGATAACTTGGTTTTTCTTTTCCTTATTACCAACCCATTTAGAGCCATAAGACACAATTTCAAAAGTGTCTAAATACATTATTTACCTAACATTTTAAATTTAGATAAATCAACATCTAATATACCTAAATTAGATATTCCAGCTTTTTGAAGATGATATTTAATTAAACCTAAAATAGCAGGATCACTATTAGAGATATGTAATGCGTCAATTAGCAATTCTTCTGTTTGTTCTAAATCATTAATTGATTTACCTTTAACAGATTGATTAAATTGCTTTTCGCACTCTTCATAACATCTTTTAGAGAGATAATCTAAAATTCTATCTGTATAATCTCTCTCATTGTCATCATTAAAATTCGTACTATTATAATCTTCACTCCATTTCCTAATAGTAGAATACCTATTAACTTTATCTTTTAGTTTAACATAGTCTTTTGACAATATATGTTTTAACTCTCTCTCAACCTTCTCTTTTTCGTCTTTAAACTTCCAATATGCTTTTGCAGAAGTTTGATATTTCTTAAAAAGATTGTCAAGATTTAGTGATTTCAAAAAAGACTTCCATTTCTTATCTTTCATCTTTTGTATATCACTTTCAAAGACCGCTTTTAAATCTGATCTTTGATTGTCTATTAGTCTTTTGACTTTAGACCGCCAATGCTCTTTATCTTCCTTCGTCATAGGTCTTGCTTTTGGTTGTTGTACATGAGTTGATAAATTGCTCATATATACCTCTCTTTCTTTATTGTTTATTGTCGTCTTTTAAGTCTATAAATCGGTCAGTTAGATCATTAATAATATTTGTTAGAGTGTTTAATTCATTCTCTATCAAACAAAATTTATGGTCTTCTTTCCATTTTATAAGACTATCTATCGCAGTATTAAGTTTTAATAACTTTTCCTGTTGATAAATTCTATCTCTATTTGTTGAATCTCTTAAATCGTGGCTATCATCTCTTTGTGTCATTATTTCCCCTTTATTTTTATTGGATAAAATTCACCGCCTTTAACAAAATTATGAAGTGATGAAAGTAAATCATTATAATACTTGTTATCAAAATTTAATTGTTCAATAACATACTTATATCCGTCTTTATCAAATGTATTGTACCAATCCTCATAAGATTTAACTAAAAACTTTATTTCTTTAATTTTTATAGGTAAATATTTTTGTGTCATTTATTCCCCTTGTTATTTATAACCCAATCGGGCAATTCCCATTTAGCATTAGGATATATTGCTTTTACTTGTATGTTTTCACAATCAAAACAAACATAGTCGTTTATATGATCGCAAGTTTTACAATCTTTATTTGGTTTAATAAAATCAATATCTAAATACAAATTTGTCATTATATTAGTCCTTCCTTCATTAAAAAAAATTTAACTATAAATAAGATTGATATTGAAATACCAATCCAAAAATTAATATGTAATGCGATAACAATTCCTAAAAATGCTATCGCAAAACATAAACCAAAGTATAATGCTCTAATCATTAATAAAAATTGTTAATGTTGTTATTGTCGCACATATTCCAACCTTGCACAAATCCCAATAATGCGTGTTTAGTTTCAAAATATTTCTGTCTTGGAATACAATGTTTATCGTCAATTAAACAAATAGAAAAACCCCCTCTAATGTCTTGCTTTCCGAATTGTACTTCAATGATATTTGTTTTACTATTTACACCCCATTGATTACCCGCAAAACGACTAGAGAACTCTTTTAATTGATTTAGCCAATAGCTTTTGTTTTGCCCTGTCAATCTCATATGATTTATTTGATATGACATTATTCCCCCTTTTGTTGTTGTTCAATCCAATCAAATTTTTGTTTTAATGTAAATTTAGCATATTTAATCGGAATTGGTTGTTTGATTAATTGTTCAAGGCAATCTAAATAAGATCGCCCTGTTATTATTTCATTTTTAGTCTTTAAAGTATAAAGACCATTTTTAACAATGGTATAATGATTGTTATTCATCAAACCCCGCAATCTGTTTTAAATCTTCAAGCATATCCCCGCTATCGTCTAAATCATCACGACTTAAACCAAGATTATCTAAAAAATTATCCTCTTTAATAGTTAGTGGGTCTTTATCTATTATTGTTTTATCTATCATCTTATCCTCTCTTTTTGTTTTAATTAACATAGGTTAAGTTTTATCAAAATATGTCAATAGGTGTCAATAAAAAAATTCATTGATTTTGTTCTCACTTTGTTCTAATATTGGCTTTACTATGAAAGGCGGGAATTAATTAAATTATGCTTACAGATATGGAACAATCATTCATTGAGAACTTTACTTTAACGGGTAATGCAACTGAAAGTGCAAAATTAAGTGGCTACTCCGAGAAGACGGCAAAACAACAGGGCTACCAATTAAAAGAGAGATTAAAAGATCACATTGATAAGGCCATTAAAGAGAAGATGAGATCAAGTGTTCCGATTGCGGTTGAAACACTACAAAAACTAATTCAAGATACTAAAATCCCCCCTTCAACAAGATTACAGGCAGTCAATAGCTTACTTGATAGGACAGGGCTTGGAACTTCCTCAACTACTCACATTGAGGATATTACTCATAAGCGGTCAAGCGAGGATTTAAAGATTGAATTGAATAATTTACTTCAAACTCTCTCTATTGTTAAAGTGCCTAATGATGATGACAATGGTAGTGGTAATGTCCATTGATCTCACTCCCCTTGATTGATCGTTCACCTCACACACTCACACTCATCTAGGGCAATTATAAGTAGTGTTGCTTTAATATCACACTATCTTGCTACTAGAAATGAAAGGACAGCAGGGACAACGGGCATAGATAAAGAAGTCTTTGTTCTCTCTTTGTTCTCAAAAGACCCCCTACCCCCCCAAGCTGAACTTGTTCAATTATGGTATG